TATTTCATTATAAAATTATTTATTCAAAGTATATAGCATATATAAATAAAAAAACAGGAACAATGTAATGTATATCAACTCATCTAAATTACTCAAAACAAAATCCAAAGAAATTGCCAATAAAGTAGTTCAGTGGATTACGACCAATTATCCAGAACATGCCGGCAACTACGACACTCGCGTTGAGAACATGTCTTACGTAATAAATGCGTTAGTGTATTGCTTAGAGGACAATAATACAGCACCAATGGATCAGGCTGCTGGATTATTTTTTAAAGCTGGAGTTCTTCAGATATGTCCATTGCATGTTGAATTTGATGCGTATCACTTTTTGTTAAAAGAGCTTAAAAATGCGTTTTATGAAACTGAAATTGGCGCAGCAGAATTGTGTGATGCAAGTATCCAATTGTTAAAGAAAAATTTATCTAAAGGGTTCGCATTAGATAGTGACGACATCACTATTAACATGCCATTTGAAGATCGTATAAAACACATGCTGTACGGTTGGGATGACGAAAAACGTATCATGCTCAAAATGCAGCAATGTCAGAGAAACTGGAATCTATCTTATAAAATGTCTAAGGAAGCAGTAGACTACCTGTTATGGATAGCCCAAAATGCTCCGTCAAAACAGCATGAAGCATACTACGATGTATATTATTCAACAGATCGTGAAAACATTGATTATCTTTACAAGTTCTCATGGGGAAGTACTCACAGAAAAAATCCACCAGCAATGTGGAGAAATTCTCAAATGAATGCTAATCTATATATGATATTTGTATGCAAACAACCTCCAACAATGTTTAACTGCAACAATGATGGCACCTTGCAAAATCCATGGGGAGATTCGAGATGGGAGAATTCTATAGTTAGTGTAGGCATGGCAATGGGATTAGTAATGCGAGCTGCAAACAAAATGGGCCTAAGTACAGGACCTAATAAAGTCAAAGACCTCGGCCCAGATTATGATTTTGAATGGGAAAAGAAATTAGGAATATATGACGATGTCAAAGCCGGGACTAAAAAAATATTCTTTGGTCTCGGAATTGGACTGGCAAACGCAAACAGACCGCGTTGGGAGTCAGATGATACTGAATTTGCCATAGGTGCAAGTAATGGACACAATGTCACTACCAAATATGATGATGTGGATTTTGAACCAATGATGAAAAATGGACAAGAAAAAAGGAAAATTAAAATCGTTGATATTAGAGAACATGGTGGTAAAACGTTGATCGATCCCTACGGAAAGAAACAAGTTATACCGACAGAGCATGCCATCAAAATTAATACAATTTATCAAAGAGACATCAAAGCAATCGAAATACCCAAATGACCATTAATATTGTAGTTACTAGTAAACCAGTTGATGGGTTACTTTACTATAGTTACGAATATTGTTCATATCTAAATTCTTTAGGTATAGATTCTAAGGTAGTTATTATTCGGCATAGAAAGTTCTCAGAATCTAACTATGTAGACTCAATTAAAAACAAGTACATTCATTATAAAGATGTAGAATTTGATAATGTCACAACCAGTCCCACTGATATAACATTGATATTAGGAAGGAGTATGATGACACTATCTTTCCAAGATTTTAAATTTTATAATAAACAACAACAGGATTCATTGCGCAATCTTTTTGGTGGTAATATTATTGCAGTTTACTCAGAAAATCATCCCACAACATATCCGTTAGCAGTTGAATTTTATTCTCCAAAAAATATTTTAGATTTGTGTGATACCGAAGTTTATCCAAATGGCATAGGTGAACATTTTGAGAAAACAATTAATTTTGAAATTTACAAATCGTATAAGGATGATATAAAATTTAAATATTTGTTCCTAGGAACCAACGACAAATATTATGCATCGGTAGAAAAAGTTATTGATCAATTTTCCGATCACGGAATTTTGACATATGATGAATCGTATGTTAATATAAAGAATAATAATGTGTTTGCCCCTGTAGAAAATCTCATGGGCATGTTTGAAACTTATGTCTACACAAAAGAAACATTTGATCCAGCTCCGAGAATTTTTCAAGAATGTAAATATTTTAGAAAAAACGTAATTTATCTTAGAGATAAAACAATACATGACGGCGGAAGTGTGTATTGGAAAAGACCTATTAAAGATTTAAACATCAAACCAATATTAAATGCAATAGAGAAATTAAAATGATATCATATGACGGATGGGATCGAGAATATAAAGAAAACAAAGAATCATATTTAGAGTTGTTTGACCAATTTATGTCGCAACTTAATTACGAAAACAATGAAGAATTTGAACGTAATTTTGCAGAACGTGTTGGTAGACAATATGCAGTGTCGGTAGCAAATGCCACTGATGCTCTGCATTTTGCATTACTAAGCTACGGTATTGGTCCCGGAGATGAAGTACTAGTAACAGACTTTTCTTGGATTTCGTCTGCGGCATGTGTAAGTATGGCAGGTGCAACACCTGTATTCTGCGATATTAATTTAGATTCTTATCATATGAGTTTAGCTAGTATCAAACGTATGTATAGCGAAAAGACTAAGGCGATAGTATATGTTCACCTATTTGGAAATATGACAGACACATCCGAAATTCAACAATTTTGTAAAGAAAAAAACATTGCGTTCATTGAAGATGCTGCTCAAAGTCTTGGGTCAAGCCTAAACGGAATAACGGCCGGCACTATAGGTGACTGTAGTGTTTATAGTTTTAATAGTAACAAAGTTATTGCTGGTATTAATGGCGGAGGTATGTTTTTAACTAACGATAAAGAACAAGCCAAACTGTTTAAAAAGATAAGGCGACATGGCAAAGATTCCGATTTTGAAATGCTTGGGTATAATTCTAGAATGTATGTTCTTAATGCAGAAATTATTAACTTACGTTTGCAACATATAAAAAAAACGCAAATTCGACGCCAAGAAATTGCCAATCAATATAACGATGCATTTAAAAATTTACCAATATATGTTCAATCAATGTCGGAAGAGTTAAATCATAATTACCACAAGTACACCATACGATTTGCAGATACAGAAACTAGAAATCGTGTAAAGAAAAAGTTAGGGGCTTCTATACATTACGAAATACCACTATCATCCAATTCAATGTATAAAAATATTGTTCATCGAAAAGATAATTGTGTTGTCTCTAAGATAGTTGCAGATACAATATTATCTTTGCCAATTCATGCATGGCTAACAAAAGATGAGATAAGTATTATCATCGAAAATGTTAAGGAAAGTATATGATATACGAAACTTTAGGAAAACATAAGCATGTATTAACATATGATCAAACTGCGCCATTAATTGAACAATCAACTATAGAAAAAATACTTAAAAAAACATGGAAGGTAACTCCATCTAAGAATAATATAATGGCCTATAATGTTTATGTACTTGGGCCCGAGCATCAACATTATAAAGAAATAATATATGATATATCTTCTAACAATGAAGATAGAACTAATAAGCGTAATCCTATACCGGATACTGATAAGACAAAAGGAAGAATCCCAGCATACTCTAATTTACTTAACTGTCAATATCTTTTAATTTTTACACTTAGATTAGGTGGTCCGTTAAATCCTTATCAGCAACGTCAGTGGAACAGAGGAGTATGTTATGACCCTTGCCTCGAAGAAGGACTTATTCAAAGTTGCGAAAATATTGCTGTTGAATGTGGTTTATTTGCTAACACTTTTAGAGGATTATGTGTTGAGGAAGGTATTGACACATCGTTTACTGCAAATTTCAGCAAAGATATTGACGATTGGAAAGAAATACCATTTATAAATAGGCGGGTGATGCTATTAATGACAGTCGGGTACGCAAAAGTTTATCGTGAAGATATGAAATTACCACCCACTGAAGATTACATTGGTGACGTAAAACCCGATTATGATAGAATTGTGAAATTTATAGAATAAACTCAAAAGAAACATATGATATACAATACTTTAGTGAACCGCAGATTTGTACGAGAATACGATACAACTGCCGATATACCAGAATCATTAATTGATTCTCTATTACAACAGACCTGGAAGGTTACTCCATCTAAGAATAACTTCATGCCGTACACAGTTCATGTATTGGGTCCCAATCATCAGAAGTATAAAGAACTTGTATATCTTAATTCACTAAGTAATGAAGGGTTATCCGATAGTATAGAAAATCCTCTAGAAGCACGGTACACGGAACACTTACCAAATTATGCTAATATGTTAAGTTGCTCATATTTACTTATATTCACCATGCGATTAGAAACAGATCCAAATCCTTTTCAAAAATTTCTCATTGAACGCGGACATAGGTACGAAGCAGTCGACGAATCTAGATTAGGTGATTTATATGCAATGGCTTGTTTAGAAGTAGGACTGTTTACTAGCGTATTCAATGCATTACTTTTAGAACATGGTATAGATTCTTCCTTTATAGGTTGTTTCCATAGAGATGTAGAAAAATGGAAAGACATTCCGTTTGTTAAAAGAATGCCAATAATATTAATGCATGTCGGTAAAGGTAAGGTCTATATTGATGATATAAAAGATGAATTGCAAAAACAAGATCTTCGTCCTAATTACGATAGGATTGTTAACTTTATAAAGTAAGTGTATTGTATGAATGATAAAATAAAAAAAGCAGTGGATACATCGCAAAGAGCACAGCGTAATTACGATTTGTCTAAAAATATAGAAGACAAAGATTTAGAGACTTTAATATATGCTGCTACTCATTCTCCTTCAAAACAAAATGAAACGCATTATTCTTTACATGTTTATACAGATAGAGATATAATAAGAGAAATTTATAATACTACTAAACGATTTACATTTGGAAACAAACAACACCTGTCTGAAATTCTAGATCCAACTAAAGGAGAACAATGGATGTATGAAAACAGAGCTGTACATAATTCTCAAATCTTAGCAAATGCGTTGTTTGTTTACACCGACGACGACGGCCCTATGCGAGGAGTAACCCATTTTTTAGCACAGAATGATGACCAAGGTAGCATTGCAATATACAATGAACAAAAAAACTATTCAATAGGTATATCCGTTGGGCAACTGACTCTTGCAGCAACTCTACTTAACTATAAGACTGGAATATGTTCGGCATTTGATCAAACTATTGTACGCAACATAATTAAATCCGATCGCGATGTTAAACTATTAGTTGGAGTGGGATATGAAAATACTGGAGTAGATAGACGTCTTCATGCAGAAACTTTAAACCGAGAAATTACAGAAGAATATCAAACTGGTAACTTGGATGAAAAATGGAGATTTCCTAGTCTAGATAAAACTATAAAAGTATCAATAAATGGAAAATAATAATTTTTTTAACGGAAAAATTCGAGGAGTTAATATAGATTTAACTAATCGGTGTCCTCTTGAATGCCCGAGATGTCAACGACAATACGATTTTAGAAATAAGGGATTGAAAGTACCGGGCAATGACCTTAGCATAGAGAATTTTAAAAAAGTTCTTAAATTTTTTAAGGGAATTAATTTCGAAGGTCAACTATCCGATCCTGTTCATCATCGATCGTTTATAAATCTTTTAAAAATGTCCTTTGAGGCAGATATTGAGACAGAAATACACAATGCATCATCAGCAAAATCTAAAGAGTGGTACATAGAAGCATTCGAAGCTAACCCAAATGCTCAATGGGTATTTTCAATTGACGGTCTTCCTGCAGAAAGCAAAACATATAGGATTAATCAAGATGGTCCAAAATTATTTGACATTATGGTAGAGTCAAAAAAGTATTTGGTTAATAAACCAGTATGGCAATATATCATTTTTAGTTATAATGAATATAGCATTGATGCTGCCATTGCGTTAGCAAAAGAAGTAGGAGTAGGTTTTTATCTTGTACAAAGTTCTAGATGGAACGGAAATAATGACTGGTTAATGCCAACTAGACTAGAATATAGAATGGAAAAACTGAGATGAGTGAAATAAAATTAGATCCGGCGTGTTTTAAACGTTTTCCAATGGCAATAACAAATACTGGTTATCTATTACCTTGTTGCCATTGCGACGACAAATATACCCTTGATGATCCAAAATTTCAAAAACTTATGGAAGTGAGCAAAATTAGTGATTATGAAACCTTAGATGAAATTGTGTCCTTAAAAGAATGGAAAGATTTTGAAGAAGATTTAAGAAATCATAAAGGACCAGATGCTTGTATGACGGTATGCCGAGTGAAAGAGGACGATATTAATATGGTTCGAAAAGATACATGGATCAATCCTGATAGTGGTGCTGTAGAAAAAGTTAGAAATATCTAATAGAAAATTAATTATATGTTAACATTAAAAGATTTAAAAAGTTCAGACTATCTAACCGTTGATTTTTATTTGTCAAAGTCATGCAATAAGTCGTGCCATTATTGCACAGCGTGGACGCTTGAGATGAGAAATTTAAATGTAGATATGGATTTCTTAAGAAAGACTCTCGAATATCTAAGTCCTTATAAAACAAGAATTTGCTTGCTTGGAGGCGAGCCCGGTCTCATTAAAAATCTTAAAGAAGTAATTGATGAAATTAAAAAATATCCAAACTTTATTATACAAGTTTTATCAAATTCTTTAGTGAGAAAATTTTATCCGTGGATTCTAGAAGATCCGGAGATAATATACATCGAACATTTGGTTCTTGATTTTTATGAAGACAAAATTGAAAAGTTAGGAAATTACGAATTTCTTGAAGAAAATAATAAGAACAATTATAATTTAATTATTCAAACACCTAACTATTTTAAATACAGAGAAAAATATGATTTGTGGATGATCGATCATGAAAATACCGAGTTTAAAGAATACAACTCTAGATCTCCTAGTTTCGAGTTTAAAGAAAAAGCACCGGAAATAGATAGAAGAATATGCGCGAAGTTTCCATTAGTTCCTGTTTTTGATTTTGAAATACAAAAAATACGACATTGTAGTAGAAAAGTTATCAATGGCTCAAAAGAATTTGATGTAACGAAAGAAAATATAGACAAGATGATGACTTTTAAATTATTTGAATTTGAAAAATATTGCGAAACTTGTTACGACATCATTCCTCCTAGACCAGAATTTCGAAAAACACAAATACTTAAAATAATTGAAGCAGAAAAGAATTTATAATGAAAATTTTTGCAGTAGCAGTGAATATTCACGATCATAACACATTTGACGGCGAATTTCATAATCAAATAGAGAGATATACCAGAAGAAAAAATAATCTTAATCGATTAAATCCACACGATCCTACATATAGTAGAGAATTTTTTCTTGAGTATTTTTTGCCTAATTATAAAAAAGCTAATAAACATAATGTTTTTGCATTCACTGTTTCTAATTTAGGACAGGAGTTTGTTTTGGATCTTCTTAAGGAAACATTACCAGATACAAGTTTTTTATCATTCAAACCAAAGAATCTTTGGGATAGATTACATAATGAACATTATTATTATATTGATCATCACCAAAGTCATGCAGCATATGCTTTTTTAAGTTCAGGATTTAATGAATCTGATATATTAGCAATAGATGGTAGAGGATGGCAATTCAATTGTATATTTGTTGATAAACACGGTACAATTACTGACCTGTCTGAAAAAATATCAATAGGTGGACTATGGAATAGACTATCTCAGGATATAGGTTTTGGATATTTAGGTGCTGGGAAGACTATGGGATTGGTAGGATTTGGAAAATACGATAAACAAATCCATAGCATGATTGAACAATATTTACAAAATCCCAATCACCGATTGCCCGATGGAGCGTTAGATATAATAAAACAGATTCCTAAAGAAGATGTAGCATTTACTTTACAATACGCTACAATTGAGTTGATTAAAAAATTTGTGTATCCTCTTAAAACATCAAATAATATATGTGTTGCAGGGGGAGTTGCTTATAATGGATATATGAACGAAGAATTGACCAAACACTATTCAAATGTACATGTTCCTCCTGCTGCTGGAGACGAAGGACAATCGATAGGTGCTTATATGCATGCCGATTATATTTTAAACAAGAGTATTCGAGTACCTACAGTATATTCTGGAAAAGAGCATTTAGTAGATATTGGTATATTTGATAATTTAAAATATCAACAAATATCCATGGATGAAGTTTATAAAAAAGCTGCTCATGCCATTGCAAACGGTGAAATAATCGGTTGGTATCAGGGAAAGAGTGAAAGCGGCAATAGAGCATTGGGAAATAGAAGCATACTAGCCGATCCTAGAAATCCAAACATTAAGAATATTATTAATTCAAAAATTAAACTACGCGAAGACTTCAGACCATTTGCCCCTAGTGTCCTTGAGGAATATTATAAAGAATATTTTGATACAAATCAACTTAGTCCGTATATGTCTCGCATCATGCCTGTAACTTCAGATAAGATACCAGGAGTCACTCATGTAGATGGTACAGCAAGAATTCAAACTGTTAGTAAAGACTTTAACAAACACTATTACAATTTAATAAATGAGTTTTATAAAATCACAGGAATTCCTATGCTGCTGAATACCAGTTTTAATTGTCAAGAACCCGTAGTTGAAACTCCAATTGATGCAGTAAACACCTTTAAAAAATGCGGGTTAGATATGTTAGTAATTAATGATTATGTCATTAGGAAATAGTATGATCGATTTAAAAAATAATACTATTGATTTAAATTTATTTAGAAGAATACTACGGGAAATTAAAAATTCAGAAAGAAGCGACATAATTGATTCTTTCAGTGATAATCAATTCAACTCAAAAACAAAATTATTAGAAAAATTAGATCAATTGAATATTTTAGATAATGAATCCGAAGTAATCATATTTGGTTGTTGGTACGGAAGCATACTAATGCCTGTATTAGCAAACAAAGTAAAAAGAGTTACTGGTATTGATTTAGATGATGCTGCTTTAAAAATTGCCAAGAATAGATTTTTTAAAGACTACAAAAATATAGATTTCATTGCAGATGATATTTTTTCTAAATTTCGTGGAAGATATATCGATACAAAACTATTCATCAATACATCATGTGAGCATATGTTGCCTATGAAAGAATGGCCATTTTGGACAGAATTAAAATCTGATGCATATTTTGCATTTCAATCAAATAATATGGATACTATTGAAGGCCATATTAATTGTGTTCACTCCTTACAAGAGTTTAAAAATCAATTGCCTGATAATAGTGAAGTATTGTTTGAGGATGAGTTAGAAGATAACCGAGGTACTAGGTATATGCTCATAGGCAAAATATTATATAGAAATATTGATATGCTTGACTAGGCCTAAGTTATAATCAGAAATACGATTTTTTGTATGGTATAATACCGCACCAATTGCACTACTCGGATCTCCCGGATTCGGCAAACTCCAAACATGTTTCCATTGCTTAACTACATTTAAGTTTGCACGGCTGTTCATCGCACATCCACCCATATATACTAGATTATCTGCATTAGTTCGAGTTTTTGCAATATTCATAATTTGAGAAATTTGTTCTTCAAATACCAATTGAACCGCTGCTGCGATATCAAATTTACATTGTTCGTCTGTGATTTCTAGCTGCCAGTTATTAACACCTTTATGAAAGTTATAATTTAAATTTAACGTACCTTGACCAAAATACCTTTGCACAGCATGTTTAAACCTGTTAGGGTCCCCGTTGGATGACATTTGTTGTAATAAGTATTCATCTTTAATGGGCTCTAGCCCTATTAATTTAGTAAACGCACTATAAAATAATCCAAGACTATGTGGATAGGTACGGCTCCAAACTTTACGCATCTTATTATTGTTACCTTCCCAAACAGTTGCGCATTCAAATTCTCCTATAGCATCAAGGACAACTATAGCACAGTGATCAAATGGGCTTGTATAATAACCAGCTGCTGCATGACTTCCATGATGCGGGGTATAGGTAATAGGAACATCACCCAATCCTATTGTTTTAAGATAACGATTAGGCAATTCATTAAGATCCATTGCAACAGAATACTGACCAGCATAAAATTGTCTTGCTTTTTTAAGCCAGGGACGCTCATACCAAAATATACGATCCGGTTTGCTAAATTCTAATGCTCGGGTTATTGAATCTAAATATAAAGTGTCTGTTTTATTAAACTCAAATAATTTAAGATCGTTGTCAAATACGGCAATGCTGCTGCCATGATTAAGAGCATTAATTCCCCAATGTATCATTTTATTCCTTATTTGTATATAAACGGATCAAGTTTTCTTAATTCTTCTAAACGTCTTTCTAATTTTTCATTGTCTGCTTTTATTTTATCATTTTTTAAAGTTTCATCCAATGATACTGCATCTGTATTATTTGTATTTGTATTAATTTCCATGTTATATCCTTTATTCTTTTCTGCATTATAAATTTTTTTTGATAGAGTTAATCATTAAAAATTTGTCTACTACTGTTTGATGATGATAAATTCCAGGATGCGTACCAGATTCGCTGACATCTCTTGCTAACTCATAGTTTACTTGTTTGATATTGGTTTGATCAACTATGTCAGTTGTTGAAATACGGATTTGATGTACACTACTATATTTTTTAAAAAATTCTTCATTATTTCCAACTCCCGGATTGCTAGACATTTCAAACAACGGAACTTCGGCAAAATCACATAACATTTTTATATTATTTTGAATTATATCAAATTCATTCAAAATATTAGTTTCTTGTATTAATAGTTTATTGTATGTATCTTCCCAATATTTAAATGCCGGAGTTTGATTGGGAGAAAAGTTTGGACCAAAAAATGTTGTATAATTTTCAAACCAAAACATTGTTCTATAAATGGGAGGCCAATTAATAATCACGTGTTTAGGCAATTTAGGTGCATTCTTAAATAAAGTTACTAAATTGTTAAAAACAAGTTTAGGAGATCCTCCGCCCATTGCCCCATTAATATAATCAACATCTAGTTCTTTTGATATTCTGTATGCATATGTATCTTCGAGCGGTAACCCTGTACCAACACAAAAACTACAACCAAAGAACGCAATATAATTATCAAAATCTATATCATCTAATTCTTTGTTCATTCTATACCCAAAAGAATTGAACTTATACGTTATGTTTGGATGATAATATGCCCAAGATGGACCAAACTTAGATCTATTTTTATAATACAATTCTGCGTTATCAGTTCCTGAAAATTCTGTTTCAATTGATACGTCGTAGTCAAATCCAGTTTTGATCAAATGTGTCATTTATAATTGAACTCCAAGGTGTGAATAGTTGGTTAAAATTTTCTTTACGATTGTTGTCTAACCAATTATTGTATTTAATTCCATTTTTAAATTGTTCATTATTTACATTGGTAGAAATTTGGACTAATAAATGATTAAAATTATCTAGTCTTTTAATCAATTTATCTTTTATAGTTAATGGCAAGATGCTTACACTATAAAATTCAGGATCATGAACTAAATTATGTTGTACTCGCATACCCAATTTATCAAAATAGTCCTTAAATTCTTGTACATAATATATATTCATCCAACTAATGGTTTGTGTAACACTACTATTAATCCATTTATTTTTAATTAATTTATTTAAATTTGTTTCAACATCTATCCACTTGGTACCTTTCCTAATGTACTCATTGCGTTCGTATAAATCATCAATGCTAGCATGTATTTCTACTTCTTTAAATTGTTTCCATATGTCTAATAACCTGTCTGGTAGATTGGTCATATTAATGCTGTACCATAACTTAACTTGCTTGTGCAAGCCACGTTCAATTAATCTTTCTAAATAATTCCAATGTTTCTCTACTAAAGTAGGTTCACCTCCATTAATATAAATCAATTCAACATGTTTACTATTCTCTAACAAATCATCCCAAAAACTGTCCGAGTGTGTCCAATCTGTATCTATTTTCCCGTCGTAATGAGTTACAAATGTTAATTCATTTTGTAATTTGCTGTACTCACTTATCCATTGAGTACTACTTGCGGGATTGCAGGTTCTACAACGTACATTGCACAAATTCCCTAATCTTAGTTCAATGAATTTTATATTAGGCGTTATCAAACCGTTATCATCGGTGTATTTGGAACCAAAGCGGTCTAACTCTAATTGTCGCTTGCTCTTTATCTGAATATTTTCTTCATGGTAACACCTTAAACATGATTCGGGTTTGATGTTATTATTCATTTGCTGACGAACGGTTATATAATAGTCGCTGTTGACAATTTCAACTACTTTATTTTTATTTAAATTTAATACCTTGCCGTTGGTTCTGGCTGCACTCATATTATTAGTGTGATCACTTACACAGCATAATGTACTTTTGCCTTCAGGATGTGTCGCTAAATGCATCCATGGAAGTGGACAAAATGTTTCACTCACAATATTTTTTATTATTGGTTTCATATATTATCATACCAATCTAAAATATCAGTGTTGTTACTTAAAATACTGCGCAAAAGAACATCGTCACCCCGATGCTTGTCGATTTTTTCATAACGCTTTTTACCATTGCGCAAACCTTGCTCATAATCCAAGTACTTGTCATTAAAATTAGGGCGATTTTTCATCTCCTTGAAAGTTTCACTATAGATACGTGTGTATTCATTACCATTATTTTGTTCGTATTCTATTAGATCATCCAACAATGCATTTAATAATTTTTTTGGCAAACACATTGGACTCATTATTGCACTAGGATCAAAATCAAATGTAATCTTTACATAACTCTTTACACCTAATTCTACTGCTAGGTCTATTAAATTTTTCATGTCTAGCATACCTGGTAGTGTTAGTGTTACATCAATAACCATTCCATTCATTCCGTATAAATCATTTAAAAATATACCATTTTTGAAATTTGTTAACCATTCATTCCATTTAAGACCTGAACGTATATATTCTGCTACTTTGCCCGTGGCGTCTTGCGAGCAACACATGTTAACATTTTTAAAATGTGGCAATAGATCATAAAGGTTAATACCTTTATACGTTGTTCTGCTCAGATTGGTGTTATATCTAACTGTGACATTTTTACTATGCCCCGATTTAACCAGATACTGCATAATATCCCAATGTATCTGATACATAAGAGGTTCACCACCTACCCAATATATCTCCTCAATAGTATTATTTTTAACCGATGCCCATAATTCTTCTTCGCATACTGAACTTTGAAATTCTTCTATTTTTGCTTTGGCTTCGTCAACCATCCAAACATCTCGTTTTGGATCCCACATACCCATTGTACGTTTTTCAGTTTCCCATGCACTACTCAATTGTTCTCCGCACATACGGCATTTGAAATTACAAAGATTATATATTCTATAATCAAAACTCACTGGCTTTAATGTAGTAAATCCATTCTCATCTGTATTGGCCAGTATATCATTTACCTTATGTGGAAACAATGTTTTGGTAAAGTAATCTCTATATGTATATAAATTTAATAAGTTATCATTACATACTTGGCATTCTGGAATTGATTCTCCCGCAAGTATTCTCTTTCGAACACTCATCATATGTTCGCTGTTCCAGTGTTCTTCTAATGTAACAGGTTTGTAGTCCTTATTAATAGCATCACTGTTTTGATCAATATATTGACGTTGCCAAGTGGCTTGTTCTCTACTGGCACAGCATATCCTACGTTCAGTTTGCGGACTGAGGTAAGTATGTGTCCATGGTGCTGTGCAAAAATATGGATTAGACATGCTTCTTTTTGTAAAATTTAATAGGCGCACCTACAGCTGGCTGTTTGTATGTTTGACTTCCTGGATTTTCTCCAGTTGGGTTTAATATCCATCCTTCTTTGTTAGCTTTCTCAACTAACCTATCAGCATGTCCCCATCCTTTAGTACTATCACCATCTATGAATTCAGTCAAGGGTGTTAGGTCAGTAACAGGTATAGAATCATACCATTCTGCTAGTTCAGGGAAGGTTGTTTTAAAATCTTTACCTCTACGTTGATCATACTGCATGAAGAAACTCTTAAAGTCGCGTTCTCTAGTTTCTAAACTGCTGGTCTGATTGTGTCCAACATCTAGCTCACGTAGATATGGTAGCATACGTTTGATGCTATCATATTCCATTTGATGTATCAATCCTGTACCCTGACCATCTGAATTACCTTGCTCTTCCCATTTGGTATCGATCCAACTTTCAAGTTTATCTGCTATTTGATTCCTTATGGACTGTGGCAATGTTAATGGACTCATGAAGCTAGGGAAACGCAATATGTTAAAACTCATTGTGCAATGTTTACGTCCAAATTCTTTGCGTAACTTTAACATCTCATCCATGAACTCAACAATGCTAAACAACGACAAACTATTAATAGTCATCATCATATGTGTTGCACGACAATTGCCTTGCTCAATCATCATGCGTAAATTAGATAACCAAATTTCCCAATTGAGGCCATCTCTAATATATTCAGCATGAGCCCCATAACTTTCATTGCTGGTGTAAAGATCAAAACTCTTAAAACTATGCGTTGCTTTGCACAGTCGGTCAATTAACTTAGGTGTTGCTCCTAGGTTGCTGTTAACAGCTAATGCAACTTTGCACTCAGGATGCTGTTGCCACCAATCCATTAGTTTCCAAAAGTCTTGACTCATAGTTGCTTCCCCACCAGTTACTCGCAACTCTTTTAAACTATGTTGTAGATCACCCTCCCACCATTTCCAAAATGCTTCTACATATGGGTTATCTTTGTTCTTAATACCGTAAGGTTGTGCCCATGTTCCGTCTTGTTGAAATGCTCCAGCACCGTCGCTTACTAGATTCTGATAAGGCCCATTAGTCTTAACATCTGCCATCCATGTTGTGCTGAAACTAGGATTGCAATAACTACAGGCAAAATTACAATTAGCATCAAATGCAATCTCTAACGTTTTTAGATCAACATCGATATTACTGCCAAATACAGTTTTTGCATCTATTAAATCTTGATCAGAATAAATTATACTCTTATACACACGATCACTAACTGTGTCTTTGCTCAATCCTTCAATCTTCCAACAATAGTCACACTCTTCTGGTTGTTCTCCCCTGAGCATCTGTTCTCTTACTAACTTTTTGTATTCGGTATTATGTAGAGCTTTTGGACTACGAGCTAATTCTTCTAATGGTATCTTATGTGCCGGTGGATGATGACAACTTGCTGTACTTCCACTACCTAACCAAACAGTTGCATTGTACCATTTTGCTCCGCAGAAACTGGGACTGATAGAATCAATTGCTCTATTCCTATATTCTGTATATGTTTCATTTGTTTTTTTTGGCATTATTTTTTCCAGTGATTAAGGTTTCTTCCAGTTATCAATTCTGTCTCGGTAATTCTATTGTTAATTAAATTAATTAGTTCCTTACTAGGTATAGGTAATGATTTAATATATGTGGTTTTGTTTATACGTTCATACCATGCGAGAATCGATTCAGTTGTAACTAACCCGTTATATCGTATGCCTGTATATTTGCATATCTCTTTTACAAATTCAACAGGAGTATCACATAAATCGTCATATAACATCACTTTTACTGGTATTTGAGAAAATGCCCAGTTTTGAAAAACTTTAGGAAAATCAAACATAGGATTTATGTCAAGTGTTCTAATATACTTTTCTCCTTGATAACCCGTAATTGAATAATTATACCAACTCTCCATTATCTCCCAAGGATTTCTTATAATCATAGTAAGATGAGTAGTGTATTCATGAACTTTTTTTATTTTTTCAATTGGTAGATTATATGTTTGTGTATTAAAATTAAAAGTAATATCATGTGAGTTGTAACGATCTATATATTTTATTTTAAATTCGTGTTCGTTAGTATATCTTTCTTGCCAGGGGTTTTCTTTGTCAAGTTTGGTCACATCATGCATGTTACCAATCCTACCATACAACCAACTAGTTCCACATTTAGGGAATCCTATATTTTGATAATGTATTATTTTCACAGGTTATTCCAATCATAATAGATTGATTCTAAATGAGGGAATGTTTTTAAAAAATCTGTTCCTTTTCTTTTATCATACTCATCAACAAATGCAATAAAATTCTTGCGATGTATATTACATTCTTCCTCATCAATATCACTAGTCATATAATCACAGAAACGCTTTAGCTGATCTAATTCTTCTAAATATATTTTAGAAAAAGTAGTTCCATTTTCAAACTTAGTCCACCATTTGCCTTTAGTTATGATCGTCGACGAGAGTTGTTGTTTATAGTCATTAGGCAACAACCTAACATCTAGTATAGGAGGCCAACGAAGTATATTGAAACTTAAATGTATCCTAGTGTCGTCGTTAGATTTATTAAATGTAGAACGTAACTTCATTGCTAACTCTATTAGATCAGTAGTTTGATTAACACTTAATATATTCATTGTGGTCATTATACCTAATTCAACTTGTGTGTTTTCTAATAGAAAATTCACATTGTTTAGCCATTGAGTATAATTCATACCAAATCTAGCATATTCTGCTTGTTGTTCTATACTTTCAATGCTGGTAAAAACAATAAGACGTTTAACCTTGCCTTGTACCAAATTAAGTTTTTCAATAAACTTATTAATTAACAACTTATCATTGCACATGTTGCTGTTAATTGCTAACTCTAATTGAGGATTGGGATTTTCTATTATCCAATCAAATAATTTCCACAGATCCTTGCTCATTAAGGGTTCGCCACCGGTGACCCGAAATACTTTTAAATCTTTATATATGTCAGGAAACCAAGTCCAGAATGCATCAACATATGGGTTTGCTTCTTTATTCTTATAGGGATATCTGCCAGTATCTTTTAACCATGTTAAATCTCCCAATCCACTAGGATATGGACCGTATCGTTCAATCTCCTCTAACCACTTAGAACTAATCTCCGGACTGCAATAGGCACATTTGAGATTACATGCATTAGAAAAACTTACTTCCAAATATGCAGGATTGATATTATCATCCCAATTAGACCTAGCAATCTCATCAAACCTATCCCAAGCCCAATAATCACTAGTTTTGTAATGTCTGTCAGAGAAATAGTCTTTGTTTAAATCTTCAATATTCCAACAGTACTCACATTCACTAGGTCGTTGACCCTCTAACATTAACTTGCGTTGCTGTTTTTTATAATTTGAATTATGTAATGCCGCTGGATCAGCTAATACTTCATCTACAGGTATCTTATGTGGTCCGGGATGATGGCAACTATGATTGTATCCGTTTTGCAAATATAAAGTAGTTTGTAACCATTTAGCTGTACAAAAGCTAGGACTTACTGAATTTATTTTAATAACTTTATTTTTAAGAATTTCTATTCGGTGTTCATTACTCATTTATATTAGCCATGTTTTCTATCCACTTTCGATTATTGATTAATTTTAAAGTTTTTAGATCATTATAATTATTATTAGTCCATTCTACAGACAGTTGAGCAGCATTTCTTGCATATTTTCCCAATTGATGATCTGTATCCTTGTTTGTCCATTGTTCGAGACGATATTGACTATCGTGGTCAGTTGGATCTTGTTTTATATTATAACACAGTTTTACACATTCTCTAAAAGCACTTCGCCAGACTGATAATGCATCTGTATCAAATGCGGTAATGTTACTAATTTTGTTGATGATTTTAATTTTAGAGTTTGCCGACATAGATAAATCTAAAGTTTTCCATGTTTTCATTTTCATTAACGCCTGTTTAGGAAACAATTTGACTCCACCATAGCCGTAGACTAATCCATTGATTGGATTCCTTGCTCGCCATACATGTGTGCAATCTCTATCATATATGTTAGGTTGAAAATCAAAATTAAAATCATCTACTAACCATGCATCACCGTCCACTACGTAAAACATATCTGTAGTGGATAGTTTTGCTGCGGCTTTGTGTGCTTGAAATATGCCCTCAACACCATCTACACGTTTTGCCCAAGGAGCTTTTTCTAATACCCTTTGCCAATTTTCTTCTGCATTGGGCTCATGATAACTGATAAAGATAACATCTAATTGCTTAGAAACTACAATTTTGACATCGGGCATTTCTTTGATACCTGTTGGATTATTAGTAGCAGACATTTTAATTGCCCACGTCTTTTCGGTATCATCTAAACACCATGCATGACCATAAGTTAAATCATGCCACGGAATAATATAATCTAAATCAAACTTCATTTTAGGTAGATCAGGATTGTATTCAATATTGATGTTAGGACTAATATAGTCTATAGTTTTACTAACTTCTATATCATTCGATACTTTAATTTTGAATGCCCATATATCAGCTTCATCATTTAATAAATGCTTGCGATCTAACATCCATACATGCTCATAAGTTAAATCATGCCACGGAATAATATAGTCTAGATCATATTCCATATTGGGTAGATCAGGATTGTATTCGATATGGTATTCAGGTGATATGATACCATACCATTGCCAAGATTTAGGTTTTCGATATGCTGGACTATATTTGACTACCCACATACGATTGTTAGGTGTATGTATAGGATCTAACTCCCATGCACACTCATTTTCAAGTTCCCAAAATGCAGGACAACATTGATCGACATCTACACCTAAATCTGGTAGCTCATTATTATATTCAACATTAACATTGGGCACAAGATATCCCATATCCTTAACACCTTCAATTTTACCTACTGGCCTACAGCGCATAGCCCAAACTTTATCGGGCAAGGGATTGAATCTAGGATCTATATACCAAACTAACTCATATACACTGTCCCACACTCTGGGTTCAAAGACGCCGTAGGGATCTTTTTCAAAAGTCATTAATTTGTCAAGATCGGGATTCTTACTCCAAGTGTATGTTGTCATATGTACTAATTATCTTAGTATATAATGAAAAACTTAAATTGTGAGTTATACCGGTAAAGGTACAATTGATGTATTAACAAATGCTAACTTATCTCGAGTATTGTAATTGAACCCAAGGAACAAATTAGTAGTGCTGGTATCAAACACATTAGGATTGGCATACTCTGGAGATAATGGAGTAAATCTACCATTTATATCAACATTAGAGTAATAATGGAATGCTCTGGTTAAATTTCTCAATGTATCAAACACATAACCAGGAATACCTGGTTCGAGGTCTCTTAGGTGATTAATTTCAATAGTTACTGATCCATATCCGTCATCTTCAATGATAAACATAGAACCAGGTGCCCTATATTCTCCAAAAAATGTATTATAATCTAATCCTTCGTAGGTCTTGGTAGTTTTAACTATGTAATCTGCACTATGGTATACTTGCGATGTACCGGTACTATCTAAAGGAATTTTATATACATTGGCCCAAAATGGATATTTAACAGTTGCAGTTCCGGCACCTAATCCAAGATTAGCTACATTAACAAATATATTACCGCCACTTTCACCGTATAAAGGTGAACCATCCGCACCCATGCCTACCCCTATAGTTATATATTTGATATCATCCTCTAAGTCGTAACTCACCCCTATAATACTGTTGAAATGACTAGCTGGACTTATCCAACTGGCAAGATTTTTGTTTTTATTAGGATCTATACTTACCAGTGCGGTGTTGGTTACCTGGTGATATATATTATTGGCTTTTATTACTAAATTAGAAATATGAATACCATCTGCATTGTTAATCTCATTGGGATTAAATCGCACAGTGATCGAGTTGGTTCCAATGCTATCTATAGTCCATGCCGGACTTCCTGTAATAGTTCCTTCAATAGGTAAAATTATATCAGGACGATTAACATAATTAACAATTGGTGTTATGTAATAGGTAAATGTATCATTATGCCCTAAACTGGTTGTGCTGGTGTTGACTTCAGCGGGGGACACGGAGAAATCAGCTGTATTGATTACCAATTGTCTCGTTTGAAGTTTGTAATACCCACTGTCACTGTTTGATACTATTATAATATAACTGTTATACTCAGCAGCATCTCTAGCTAGATAGGCCAATTGAAAGGTTGCTGTATTATTTGGAAGAATAGTAATCGTGGAAGAGTTTAATACAGTTACTCCCGGATCAAAATAGAAACGAGGAACTATTCCTTCAGTCAATGAAAATAATATATCAGTAACTGTTAATACAGCATTACCATTATTGGTCATTCTTACTATTTGGCTGGTACTGGTTGTTCCGGGTGACAACAAAAAATCATTTAATGGCTCAATAATTAATGTTCTAGTACCAGTGTTATATCCAGATGGTGGAAATACATCACCATCTAATGTCAATGTGGTAGTTTGTATAGGAGTTAATCCCTGTATAATGCCACGCCCGACTACATTAAATCCAATCGCGCTGCCTATTTTTAAATTTACATCATATGAAGTTGCCATTGTATTCTCTTATTGATCACCTGAGTTGCTACATGACGAATAACCGCCCACGGCCGGATTAAAGCCGCCCTTGCATCCCGTGGTAGCACCAATTGAATCACCACCCCCACCCCGGCCACCACCTCCACCGTTACCATTAATATTATTAGTATATACTGGAGGTGGTGGTGGTGGTGAATTTATACTCACATAATTATTGATATGACCTATAATACTATTGTTGTTACTGAGATTCTTTGCATTGATTGTTAGTATAGAAGGAAGACTAGCTACTGGTGTGCTGTTGTTATTAGTATAGTTTAAAATGAATGTTTTGGCTTGACCTGCATCAATTGTAGATAACGGTTGATCAGAAGTAAATGTTATTTGATTAGCAGGCGAGCTAGTTGAAGGGGCACTATTGGGCTGAGCACTCATTTTTACAGTGCTGCCATTGATTACTGATACTACATATTGCGAACCATCATATGCATTGTCACTGGTTTGAGCAGTCCACCCGGCTTGTATATCAGTTGTGTTATTAACAGTTAGATAATTAGTCGAGGATGTGAACAACATGGTGTTGCCCACTGTAGGGTTAATAGGTAATGCGCTGACAATTAGTGTCTGACTATCTACTACACTGATCACTGTGGCCGGGCTGGTATATCCATTATCTCTAATTTGCCAACCTGCATAAATTCCAGTAGTGTCATCGATGGTTATCTTGTTAGGACTGATAGAGAATACAATGGACTCACCCTGAGCTGGTAAGAGTATACTAGGAGTTCCACTTAATACTATGGTTGTTGGACCACCTATACTGCTGATAGTTAATCCATCAAATGCATTATCCCCTAGACTATCAGCCGCCCACCCTGCATATAATCCCTCAGTGGTTGAGTCTTTTATAGTTAATATATTGCCAGTGTGTGTGCTGTAATAAACAGTTCTAGCGTGTGTATCAGATACAAATGATCTTTGTAAATAATCACCAGTTTGGTATTGCTTTACCCGAGTTATAGCAGTGGTATTATCAGTATTGTCACTACCACCATAATCAAAATTACTATAATTGGCGTGATGTGTGATGTTGCTGTCATCTACATAGGTGATGCTACGTATAGACATTTGATTGACTGTGTTATTGGCCAATGTGAACGTTATAGGGGTTGCAGGAGTAGCCATATATTATAATGTAATAGTGTATATGCCCACAGCCGGACTTATTAATAGATCAGGACTGGCATCATTTCGATATTCTACCGTAAACTCAACAGATTTCAAATCCGCTGCTCTGTCAGCGGTGATACTTACATGCAATGTCCCACTGGTCCACGCTGTGGTAGTTGAATCATAGCTTACAAACTTTTGACGATCATATGTATAGGTTCGAGCAGGATCTCGAAGATAATCAATAAAATTAGCCCACTCAGCATCAAGATCATTTAATCCAAAACCACTATAATAAGGCGTATAGGTCAAATAACATCCCATGTTGAAATAATATCTTGCTGCTAATCTGTTGGGGAATTGTGTTACTACCTTATGTGTGATCACATTGGTATCAATACCCCACGGAAATGTACGTAAACTATCACCGCCCGCGTAAAAGATTGTAGAATATCCGCCATCCGATATTAAAAATTGATTGGGGTTTACTGAGTATCTGTTGGCCACTAGAGACTGAGTCGCATCGTACAAATCATTAGCCGTGTTATGATTTACTACACCGGTGCCTGTTACTACTGCTGATATATTGGTAAATCCACCCGTTATGTGTTGATTGACCAAATTGACATCAGCTAGTAATCCATTAATGTCTCGAGCATATATCCGTTTACCCGGCGGTACCGGATTTGATTGAATTGATGTTAATCCCCACCCGTTCTCACCTATACCCAGGATATCTTCTAATATCGCTTGGGTAGGATTGAAGTCAGTAGTGGCAATTACAGCACCAGTGGTTGTGGGTAAACTCATAATACAACTATTTAGCCCAGGAACAGGTGCTAGGGTTGATCAAATAATTAAATACTGCTATAATAAAAGTAATTATGAATACATTTAAACACTCCGGTACACTGGGCGATATCATCTACTCATTGCCCCTGATGAAACACTTTGGAGGTGGTAAATTCTACCTGCATTTGAATCAAGTCAATTGGATAACCCAATACTACTACGGAGGGCAACCAGATCCCTATCATCAGGGACATATGAATCAAAAAGACTTTGACTTTATCAAAGACTTTATGCTGGCACAGGACTATGTCACTGAATGTGATATATTAGATGTTAATCTACATGAGATCACACATAATTTAGATAGATTCCGCCCACTGTTTGTGAGTCATTCAGCAAATTATATCACTACCTACTGCCAAGCATTTGGCATTCATGATCAAACACTGCAAACTCAAATCAGCGACGGGCCTTGGCTAACTGTGCCTAACCCAAAAGTCATTGAGGGTAAACCCTATGTGGTCAATCGTACCAGTAGAGGATTTACCAGCCCAGGGTGTAATCTTGCATGGACTCAATGGCGGGAAGAAGGCATCGATAAAGAAAGCGTGTTTGTGGGTCTACCCAACGAATACCAAGATTTTAAAACTCTTACAGGTTGGGAACTAGATTACTACCCTACAGAAAATCTGCTGGAACTAGCAGAGGTCATTGCAGGTTGCGAACAGTTTATAGGCAATCAAAGCCTATGTCTCAGCATTGCCCAAGGACTTAGAGTACCTTATGCGTTTGAGGCCAGGGGAGACTTGCCTATTGAACGCAATGAAAGCTATTTTCCCAATCACGAAAACGGCGACAATTTTTAAAAGGATATACCATGAAGAAAGCACTGATTACAGGTGTTACAGGACAGGACGGATCTTATCTAGCAGAACTGCTGTTGAGCAAGGGCTACGAAGTACATGGCCTGGTTCGTAAGACCACTAATTGGGACCTGCTGCCCAATATACAGAGCATCCGCAGTCAAATCAAATTGCACTATGGCGATTTAACTGATTCCGGAAACTTGATCAACATATTGCTAGACGTGCAACCAGACGAAGTTTACAATCTAGCAGCACAGAGTCATGTGCATGTTAGTTTTGATATGCCAGGATTTACGTCAGAAACCAACGCTGTGGGTGTGCTAAGGATACTAGAAGCGGTTCGTACACTGAACAAAATCAAACCAGTTAGGTTTTATCAAGCATCTACTAGCGAAATGTTTGGACAGGTGCAGGAAATACCACAACGAGAAACCACTGCATTCTATCCACGCAGTCCCTATGGAGTGGCCAAATTGTATGGACACTGGATCACAGTCAACTACAGAGAAAGCTATAAACTATTTGGTTGCAGCGGTATACTGTTTAATCACGAAAGCCCACGCAGAGGAGAAACCTTTGTTACACGCAAAATTACATTGGGTGTGGCCCGTGTTCGTGCCGGACTGCAAAAAACCGTTCAACTGGGCAACATTGATGCCATGAGAGATTGGGGACACGCTGAAGACTTTGTCTTGGGCATGTGGCTGATGTTGCAACAAGATCATGCCCAAGACTATGTATTGAGCACCGGACAACAACACAGCGTTAGAGAATTCTGCGAACTCGTGGCCAAATGGCATGGCATGAACCTGCAATGGCAAGGCTCGGGCACTGACGAAAAAGGTATTGATCTCAATACCGGCAAGGTCATATACGAAATTAATCCTGAATTCTATCGCCCAGCAGATGTCAATACCCTGTTGGGTGACAGCACCAAGGCAAGAACACAACTGAACTGGCAGCCTAAACATACACTGGCATCATTGGTCTACGACATGTGCGCTAATGATTGGCAAGGAGTGATCAAACATGGCTAATCAAAAACTGGGCATTATTCAGACCCGTGGCCTGGGCGATATCATTATCGCACTGCCCATCGCTCGACACTATGCAGATTTGGGTTGGGAAGTCTACTGGCCTATCACTGCTGCTTGGGTCCAACAGATGACACACTATGCTCCATGGGTTAAATGGATACCCGTAGAACCAGATCAGGGCCCATTCTTCTATGATATCCCCATGCAGAGACTTAGAAATTTCAAATGCGATGAGATCATATGTCTATACAATGCCTTGACCGGACATGCTGAATTCAGCAACGAACCCTTCTTCCAGTTTACTACATTCGATCAATACAAATATGTCCAGGCAGGCGTTCCATTCCTGAAGAAATGGACACTGAATGAATGCATTACACGCGATCCGGCTAGAGAACAGGCCCTGTATGACAGAAAAGTTAAAAATCCCAACTATGTGGTCACACACTTGAAAAGCAGCCAATATACCGTTAGGTTTGATACCAGCGTGATCCCAGAAGGCTGGGATATTATAGATATTACAGATGAGGGCTATATCTTTGACTGGATTAAAATCATCGAGGGCGCACAAAGCATTGTGATGACTAATTCAGTGTTTGCTAATATGACCGATCAACTTAAAATCGGCGATGACAAATACTTTATACCACTACATCACTTGAATTGGAGCCCTACATGGGGCACAGTTTGGAATTGGCTACCTAATCCAGACTTACCACCACATCATAAAACAGTGGGAACTCCGGGATGATACTGGCACCTATTTCAATCGGCGAACTTGTGGATAAGATCACTATATTAATGATCAAACAACAACGCATTACAGATCCAAATAAACTTGAAAATGTCAACAAGGAACTGACGCTGCTGCTGCAACTGCTTAATACACTGCCTAATGATGATCTAGCGAACATACAAGATCTCCTGCTGGAACTCAAAAGTATTAATATGGAACTGTGGGATATAGAGAACTATAAACGTGCTTGTGAAACTATAGATAACTTTGATCTGATGTTTATTGACGCTGCTCGTAAGGTGTATATAAAGAACGATCTACGTGCTGCTGTTAAACGTAAGATCAACGATCTATGCGCTAGTGACATAGTAGAAGAAAAACAACACACACTATAATACCCCGCTGTAGCACTATAAGAGAATAGTCTACTAGCGTATACATATACCCCCACACTAGTACCCTATACAAATACCCCGCTATACAGGCCTATACAGATACCCCGCTATACACACACGGCCAAATACCCCGCTAGATCGGTCGGTCCCTACGTAGTGAAAGGTTAGGTTTACTCGGGTATTCACCCTAAACTTACTTTGGTATTACTGTGGGAATGGTGGGAATAACTGAGAAAGTATCTTACGATAGCCTCTCTTCCCCACCCTGCTCCAGAATAAAATCACTATAAAAATCCTGCCGATCTGAATAAAAACCTTGGGAAATCCACCGTGATTTCACCATTCTGAGACCGTTTTTCACTGATTCTTTGACAGTTTTCCACGGTGCATGTGTGTCAACCATATAGTCAATGCCCATGCTGTCAACCATGTTATATCCAGTGTGGTATATTGACTGTGTTAACTGTACTAACAACTCTAACCTTTCACTACGTAGCTTCGACTTCTACTAAGTAGTATATATGTAAACTGTGATCTACGGGCATATACACTAGTACATATACGGGAATACTTCTAGGTTGTGTCGTATATTCTCACTAGTTGAGTTACTGTATAGCAGTAATGAACCCGAGATAACCTGCGACCATGATCTAGAAGTGGTTAGGAAGGGGGACCAAGTGCCCTGGAACAAGCAGGATGGGATGTTGGGTGGAACCTGCGCACTGACATACTGAAAGACCCTATACTTGAGCTAGGTATAGGGTTTCTCTTATGTGTGGCGAGAAAACAACGGCGGGAGTGCCGGGTCATGTGGCAGATATATCACAGTATGATTGGCGGGACATTATTGTTGAGATGACAGAGATGGGGTCACGTGCTATAATACACACATGAACACAAAAACTGTCACCCGTAAGAAGCGCACAGACCGCAATCACATCATCTACGAACTAGTGGTCAATGGTGAGAACTACATTGGTGTCACTGCTAAAACAGAGTCAACTGTTGGCAAGTCGGTGTTGTCACGTGCGGCCAAGCATTTCTATCGTGCCAAGACTGAGAGCAAGGCGTGGGCGCTCTGTGTAGCTCTACGTGCTCTAAGTGACAAATCGGAGATCGAGTGCTATATACATGAAGTCATTCGTGGCAAGGCGGCTGCTCATCGGCGGGAAGTTGAGATCCGCAGAATGATTAACCCTACGTTGAACACGGACATTCGCGGTGATTTGACTGTTTGACAGTTCTCAGTTATAATACACTTACACTAAACAGGAGCCGACTATGAATGCAGCACTGAACATCAACACTTATGCAGCTGACGGGCTTGTCAAAGTATGTGATGTGGCTAGGGACACTGAGAACCGTTGGTTCTACGAAAACATCAACGAGGCCATGATGTTCAGTGAGCACCGTAGTTGGGTCTACTTCATTGTAGTAGACGAAGAGATTGTCAAAGTAGGCGAGACTGGCAATCCCCTGGGTGTACGCATGAAGACCGGCAATCAGCCTAAAATGGGCAGTGAAGGACGCTTTGGTCGCTATCGTGCAGGAGATGCCACTGACTGGTATATTCGCGAGGAACTGCGGACGGAAGTGCGCCAAGGTCGTGTTTCACTGTGGGCTCGTCGTTGCGAAATGGTAGCGCTGACGGTGTCTGTGGCTGGGTGCGAAGACTCCACAATGACCAGCTTCCACAAAGATCTTGAGATGCGATACCTGGACTACATCTTTAGTCAAACGGGAAATTTGCCTCGTTTGAACAAGGCTCGCAAATAACCCTAGAGGTTGACGGCGCCTTGGGTTGACGTTATAATACACACATCGCAACAAAGGAGACACTATGGGATCGTGGCTATTCAAGGACTTTCGAATTGGACGCATGTTTCACCTGAACGGCAATGACTATGTCAAGCAGAGCACCAGAACTGCTCGTATGCTGTCAAACGGGCGTGTGTTCTACATTGGGCAGACAGAACGCATTCACGCTGTGGCCTGGTAAAGGTTGACAGACTGGTAAAACCATTGTATAATTAACGCTTACACACTAAGGAGTTGATATGGTTGATTCTTATGC